ATCAATGTACAATTCATTACGGTCAATACGATCTGGTGTGTTGTTAGTTGTATCACAAACTACTAAGTAGTCATAGATACCACGTTTAGCAACTACATCGTTAAGTACTGATTCAAATGCTTGCTTAACTTGGTTACGTGTAATTGTATCGTTTGGTTCAAATATGAACGGACGAGCAACTTCATCTAATACTTTACGTAAGTAACATACTAAACGAGCAACGTTAATACGATCCATTGCACTTGTCATTGCTGAACGAGTTTTTTGACCGTAGTTTACTAGACCAACACCCGGTAATACTGTTAATGGGTTAACTCTTTGTGTGTACAATACATCACGCAGACCGGCAGTAACACCAATACTACGGAATGAATTACCATCAGTTACATCAACATAACCAATTGAACTAACATTATCAATTAAGCCACGACGTACCCCAGCTGGTGCAAACCACGGATAGCTAACATTGTCGCTACGGATCATTGTACGTAACATCATGTGACTTGGCGGAACAACAACACTTTCGCCACCTAAGTCTGTACCTAAACCGCTTGGGTAGAACACACCTAAATATTCACTTGAGCTTACTAAACCGTTTACACCGTTGTCTGATGCAAGATTTTGATTGCTTGCCCATGCTTCAATTTGTGATGAAGCTGAATTTAATGTAAGTGGACTATCACCAATAATAAATGCAGTTTGTTTACGATCGTTATTTAAAGTAATCATGTTAGTGATTAACTCTGGATAACCAGGAGCACAAATTAAGTTAAACTGTACTTGTTCTTCACGTAATGCAACACTTGATTCAATTGCTGATTTCATAGCTTCAACAATAACATTGCGAACTGCTTTATGTCCAAAGTAAGGAACTAAGTTTTGATCAACACCACTGTTACTTACCCATGCAGCAACTTCTGTTGGAGGATTAACTTCATCTGAAAAGTATGTACTTTCAAAACGTTTTACACCATAGCCACTGCGGCGTGTGTTAAACAGTATTGTACCGCGAGCATATAATTGATAACTAGGGCAATCAAGATCGATATAGTTACTTGATGCTAAATCAACAATACTAGGAATTGCATCAACAATTGGATCTGTACTACCATTTGTACCCCAGCGTGCGTCAGCAAACACTACACCGTCGGCACTGACTTGATCTGTGTTATCTAATAATTCCCACACATTTGTATCAGTATAACGATAAATTACAGGATAGTTTTCTAAGTCAAGTGTATCAATCCACAAGTCACCTGGTACTAACTGTGCACCACCAACTTGTGTAGTTGGTCTAGCTGCTGCTAAGATAGGACCTAGCGGATCTGTTGCACTTAGATTATATCCACGTGCATCGTTTGTTACAGTTTTATAACCTTTCCAGTTAGAACCATCGTTAATCATAATATCAACTTCAAGAGCTGTATTATAATACCATAATGTACCATCTGCTGGGTTGCTAAACGGTTCTGTAGTTGAATATGTATAAGTTAGTGGAGTAAACGGACTAGCCAAATATACACTACCCGCTGTAATTACTTGCATATTACTGTCAGCCGTTAATCCCGCGTCAAGTAGTGGAGTACCCGATGTTTGTGTAAATTTAATTGTACCACCGGCAAGATGACTAATACTTATAGCGCCGCTAGTTTCAACTAATGCTGAAATATTAGGCAAATTAGCCGCTAGTATATCAGCTACTAAACTTTGCGCTGTTGTGCTGCTTAGATTGATAGTTGCAGATTCTATAATTGTACTACCTGGTACGCTGACTTCCATAATAAATGCATCATTTGCGTCAAACAAAATCGGTGAAGGCGGAACTGTACCTGTTAATTTTACAATGCCAGTTACGTTTTTAACGTATGGTTTAAATGTAGCAGTCGATGTTGCTAGTGTATCATATTTAACATACACTGTACCAACACCTAATTGTCCGCCGCCACCTATTAGATCTAATCCCTGTATTGCATCAGTATCGCTGGCATACAATGGAGCAGCCAATACTTGCCAAGAATTTAAAGTAGCACTGTATTCTTTAATACCCCAATTAGCTCCGTTACCCGTAGCAGATGTTTTAAACCATACACTGCCTGCTGGACGAGGAGTTTGATCACTGGTTCTCCACGCAGGAGCATTACGATACGTATCGAATGTTATTGTTGGGCTGTTAAATGTAACTACGTTTGCACTAGTAGCATTAAGCAGGCCTAATGGCACAGCACAATCAGTTCCACCAATTGTTGTTCCTTTGGCAACTGTTAATATACCATCTGCCGTAACGCCATTACTTTTTGATAGACTGTTAATTCTAATTTCAAGTTGACCAACAACATTGACTGTTGCCGACACCCCAGGAATAGCCGCAGTATTAATATCTGCCGCAGCTGATGTTACTGTAGTTCCAGTTAATGATACGTTGATAGTGTTTAACACCATTTTGTGTCCAACAGTTAATGTTGGATTAGAAACTGTACCTGAGATAGCCGGAACTGCTGTTTTCCACGCATCACTACCAACTAATACCCAAGTATTATCGTATCGTTTAAAATAAACTGGATTTGACGGAGTTGTTACATTGATAGCATAGCTACCAATTGTTCCTACTGACGATAACGGAACACTGCCGCTTAATTGTGCAGTATCAGTAATTACAGTTGGAGTTTGCAATGCAAATCCAGTAGTGTCTTCATTCCATTCGTAAATACCCCAATTAGTGCCGGCTGTACTTACATCTAGCCAATATGCGCCATCTGAAGCAGTGCCCGTTGGGCGAATGCTTGTACCAGTTAACTCGGACAAGTTAACATCAGCACGTTGAACGTATATTTGATTAGACACGCCTAATGCACTGTATGCTGCAAGTAAACCATATTCATTTAATTCATGTGCATGAATCGGATTATCACCTGAGTCAACTTGAAAGTTAATGCCGCCGAAACCAGTAACTAGTTCACGTTGACTAGTAAGTTTGATTAGTTTGCCTGCATTTGCCTTTGTCGTATACGTAGCAGTATTGCCATCTGGGTTTATTTTATCTTGGTCTGTAGCCAGTAATACATAAGCAACTGTGCCAGTTGCGGTTGGTTGGTATTGGCTTTGGTCAATTACTGTAACCGATACGCCTGGGGAAATTAATGATGCCATTTTTAGTATCCTTATATTATAATACTTTAAAATATTTATCAGTATTATCAAAATCCAGTCTATTAAGGAGCCTTTGGCAAAGGTTTGCTATAAATACTGTATGGATTTCCGCCCTTTATGTCAGAGTTGTACTAGAAACCCCGCAGCAATTAACTATAAGCGTGGCGGAGTAACTCATTTTCGAACTCGTTGCAGTGGATGTATCAGAAAGAACAGAAAGCTATTACCACAGAAACCAACTTGGATGCTTGCTGGTTATAAGAAGAAGCCACACTGTGAAAAATGTGGCTTCGAAGCAAAGTATAAACAACAACTCAGCGTGTATTATGTTGATGGCAACTTAAAAAATAATGCGCTACTTAATTTAAGAACTATCTGTGCAAATTGTCAAATTATTATTGTTAAAGAAGGCTTAGGTTGGACCCAAGGTGATTTGACTCCGGATTTCTGATATAATTAAATCTTCAGTATTAGCATATAGTTCTTCAATACTGCCATCGTTAGTCACAGTAACATCAAACTTAGTACCAATCCAAGCATACTCGCTCGGGTGTATACCTAATTTGTCTAGTTCACTCTTACCTAGTGCCCAGCCGATCTTTTTCATACCGGCATTTACGGTTTTAGCTGCATTATACCACTCAGGTTCAGTGCCGCGTTTAACACGCACTGTTTTACCACCTAAGTTCTTAATCATTTTAATTTCGTTTGGAAAGCGGCAATCTGAGATTACAATGTCTTCATTTGTTTTACGGAGTTTGTTTTCGAGACTTGCTATCCATATATCAGTATGGAAACCCTGACGACATACTTCTGTGCCCCAGTTTTGTAATACCCAACGTGGAGTAAGTTTAGGCATTTTTAAGCGTTTGGCCCACCATGGATCTACTCGTTCACGCCAGGCTCTGCCTTCTGCACTGCGCCCTTCTAGTAGTTCGCGGTCCCACCCAAATACTGTTGCAACTGCATCTTTAAGTGTACCAGCAAAACTCTCTCGTTTAAAGCCATGCTCTGCTACTAAGTAATCTGCGATTGTGTCTTTACCCGAACCGATGAATCCCGTCACTGATATAATCATACTATTCCTTTCTGTATATAGTATATTATACTTTTATTACAGACAGGTGTCAAATATTGATTTAACCAGTTATCCAAGTTAACGGTGTGCCACCGTCGGCATAGGTTGATATTTCAGCATCTAGTTTGTCTAACAATGCCTGTCCTTCTGCTTTGAGTGCAGCACCATTTAAACTACCGCCACCTTGCGGACCTGCAATAGTAGCAAATTTTTCACGTGCTTGACCTATACTCATCATTACTAATGCATAAGCATAGTCCTGTATCCACGGAAATGTCTGCGGATCGTTTAATAACATAGCATCTGGTTTAACGTTGTATACCCATAAGGCAACACTTTCTACCGCAGTAGAGTTAGGCCCTTGCCATGGTTGTTTACGTAAGACTGTTAGTTTTTTAGTTGCTTTGTTAAACGTAAAATTCATGTAGCCGCCAAACATAGTCATTGCTAGCTCTTGATATTGTGTGAACAATTCGTAGTTAGCAAGTCCGCCAACCCGACCTGCTACTAGCATATAAGTGTTTAAGTAACCACTTGCAAATGGTTCAAACTGGCTAGCTGTTGTGCCTGTTACACTACCAATACCACGACGGAATATTTGTCTAACGTCCATAATCTCACGTGGTAAGATGTATTCTTGTGTTTCTGGTTGCAGATCCAAAAACGCATAACTTTCTTCTACTGCGTTCGAACTGCGTTGACGATAGCGCACAAAGGCCTGTTTAATGCCCATATCGTAGTGTTCTTTGTCTGCTTCGACATCAACAATTTGATCACCCAATCGTAAACGAATATAATCAATAATATCGTTGCGTTGTTGATTTTCTGGTATTAGCGGAGTTGCGTCAAACGCAATGGGTCCAGCACCTGTACCTGTAACTGGATTGTATAAACTGTCTGTGGTTAGACTAAGATTTGCGGTTAAATTACCTACTAGTGTTGCCATGTGAAATCGTCCTGTTTCGTATATTTAGCACTTACAGGACGACTTTGTTTAGATTATTGCACTTTGAGTAGGATAGTATCGAGGTTGATACGTCCATTTAATTTAATATCAGTTGCTTTGATATTGTCTAAGAACTTACGTAATTCAATCTTACCTGCGGCTAAGAATTCTTTTAGCTGCACCTCTGGCTTACGTAAAGTTTTTTGTACGCTTGTAGACTCGTTAAAACCTGTTATAGCAGTACCCTTAACGCCGAGTGCACCGCCCATATCTTCTGCTACGTATTTGCCTAGCTTACGAGTTTTAGTATTGTAAACCCAAAGCTCAGTAGCACCAATGATATCTACTGGATTAATTGATACTAGTTTATTAGTAGTATCATTCTTAGCATACTTGAGTTTAGCAATAAGTTTCTCTTTTTGTGGAGGTTTACGTACTGCCGCTTTTTTAGTTGCTTTCTTAACCTGTCCATACTGCGCAATGCCATCAAACAATCGAGTATAGAAAGCATCATAACGTTTCCAGTCTGCCGCTTTCATGTAGGAGTATGCTTCTTTCAAGTCTTCATCATCTGTTGACTTAGCTTCTGTAATTTCAGCATAGCGACGTTCAAACACAGCCTGTATTTTACCTAACATAGCCTGTGGTACGCTTTTACCACTTAGATATTCATATGCTTTTGGGTCTGCAGTCTTGCCTTCGTACAAACTATCTTCAAGTTCTTCAAAATGCAGGATATGAGTTTTCATAATCTCATTCATACGGTCTTGAATAGTAGGAACTTTAACTGCCGGCTTAGTGTTATCTGCGGTTACTTCAAGTACTTTAATATCGTTGTCATCTAATGCTAGTGCTTTAGTTACAGCACCAATGATGTATTTGATTTCACGTTCACGCAATGGCATACCTTTGCTGTGTGCTTTAATTAGCGCAGGGGCAGTTAATGGAGTATATCCATCTGTGCTTTTAGCAAAGCGTGTAATAGTTACAGCATCTAGTTTATGGGCAACACCTGCTGTCTGCTTTAACCACTCTACCAAATACTTTTTAAGTTCTTTGCTAGAGTAGAAGTAATTGTAATAGCGCAAGCTCTTACGCATTTCATGATCAAATTCTTCATCTGTAAACTTTAACGCACGTTCGGTATCCCAAACTGGCTCACTACCAACTGCTTTTTCATCAGCAAAAATAGGATCACGTGTTGCTGTCTTAGCTTTTTTCTTTGCTCCGTCAATTTTAATAGCCATTTGTTATTCCTTGTTAATAGTTTATATATAGCATTATACAGCCATTTGTTGTATTTGTCAAGCTCATCCTGCCAGTAGAACTGCAAACGTTATCATACGTTCATAGTTTGCTATCTCTTCATTGACTTTGTCAACTAATTCTTTATGTAGTCTAGTCTGCTTTTGGTGTCTGCGACAATTGATTTCTTCTTTACTTATATCTTTAACCATTAGTCCAATATTATGACTGATGTTCCACATTTCGTGCGTGTACTTTTTCATTTTATGTAATGGCGCTTCTAATGCAGTCTGCACTTCTGGCCAATCTAAACTTGACTGTATTTCATTCATAAAGCAAGTATAACATCTATTTGCAGCTATGTCAATCTAAGCTAAATATTAGATATACAGGATTACGTAATGCCAAGATTAAGTATGTACCGCCCAAATAAGGGAAATGATTATAAATTCTTCGATCGCAGAATCAGTGAGATGTTTACTGTTGGCGGTGTTGATATTAATATTCACAAGTATCTTGGTCCTATTGAACAAGGTACCAGCATCACTACTTCGGCAGCACAAGGCACGCCCGGCACTGAATTAGTATTTGCTAATACATCAGCAGTGACCCGTGGTATGTTTGTTGCTGGTACTAATATTCCTGCCGGTACTACTGTTATTGCAAAAACAAGTACGACTATTACATTATCAGCAAGCACCACAGCTATTGTTGGCTCTGGTGCAACAATTGCCGTCTATTCTGATGCAACACAGCCAAGTTATGCTAATGAAAGTGTGAAAAATATACAAGACCTATTGTTTTTAGAAAATAGAGATCGTAAGTACGACACTAGTGTTTATACTATGCGCAGTGTTTATCGTATGAATGACAATGATTTTGATCTAAGTCAATTTGGTTTGTTCTTAACTGGCGATACTATGTTTATGGTGTTCCACTTAAATGATATGGTTGAAACACTAGGTCGTAAGATTATGGTAGGCGATGTAATGGAACTACCGCATCTTAAAGACTTTTATCCGTTAGACGACGATTTACCCAGTGCGCTAAAACGTTATTACGTTGTACAAGATGCTACACGTGCAGCAGAAGGATTTAGTCAAACATGGTATCCACATCTATGGCGTGTTAAAGTTGCTCCGCTAGTAGATAGTCAAGAATATAAAGACATTACAAAGAATATCAGCAGTGGTGATGCAAATGATACGCCAATCGGCGACTTGTTAAGTACCTACGACAAATACACTGCGGTCAATGATGCTATTATTGCACGTGCCGAAGCCGAAGTGCCATTAAGTGGGTACGATACTAGCACCATTTATACATTACCTGTAGATACTAACAATTTACCAAACGTAGCCATTACATCTACTGCTAAAGTACAAGGATACTTAACCAGCACAGGATTGCCGCCAAACGGATTACCAGTTAGTGCAGGTATTGCGTTTCCGTCTGCTCCGGCCGTTGGTGATTACTACCTACGCTTAGATTATGTGCCTAATAGACTGTTCCGCTATGATTCAAAACGTTGGATTAAAATTGAGGATTCTGTGCGTACTAACTTAACCCCAGGGTTAGATAATACCTCTCAACGTAGCGGGTTTGTTAATAACATTAATGCTATGTACAGCGGCGGATTAGGTTGGGACGCAATTCGTGTTGCTACTCCATATACTCCGGCGGCTAACGCAACAACCTCATCATTTAATATGACATCTAAAACAGTTGTTACTAAAATTGCGTATGTTAGCACACATGGTGTAAAAACTACACTAAATGGCACACATATTACCAATACTGTAGCAAATACTGCTGGAAATGTGTCATTTACGCTCACAAATACACTATCTAGTAACGATATGCTAGAATACACAGTTTACAGTAAAGTAACACCGGAACGTCAGGGTTTATCTGACATACTTTCACCTTTGGCGGATAACTAATGGCAGCTCAATATTTTTATGATGGTCAAATTGAACGCTTTGTAGTACAGTTCATTAGAATAATGAGTGGCTACGAAGTTGAGTTCGGGCAGGATCGCACTGGTAGCAAAACTCTACAACGTGTGCCGATTTATTATGCAGATGGTAGTAAACAGGTTGCAGCTATTTTAGCCAACAACAGTGAGAACGCTATGCAGACTGTGCCAGCAATGGCTGTGTATATCAGTGGATTAACCTACGACAGAGATCGTGTACAAAGCCCCACCTATGTCAGTAATATGAGTATACGCCAACGCAAATACGATGCAGATACCGATACCTACGAACAAACGCAAGGTAATGCTTTTACCATCGAACGTATAATGCCTGTACCATATACATTAGAATTAAAGTTAGATATATGGACAAGTAATACAAAACAAAAATTACAGTTGGTTGAGCAGATATTACCATTGTTTAACCCAGGCTTAGAAATACAAAGTACAGACAATTATATCGACTGGACAAGTTTAAGTGTTATATATTTAGATAGTCCTAATTGGTCAAGTCGTTCAGTGCCTGTAGGTACTGAAAATCCGATAGATGTTGCTACATTAACATTCAAATTACCGATTTGGATTAGTCCGCCGGCTAAAGTTAAAAAACTTGGTGTTATACAAAAAATTATTGCCAGCATACATGATGCACAAGGTGACTTAAATTCTGCGGCATACACTGAAGCTAATTTAATGGGTACTCGTATGTATTATACTCCGATGGATTATGGAGTTTTACTATTAAGAAGCGGCAGCAACTCATACACGTTAACATTATTAAAAGTAAGCGAAATTGAAAACCCACGAGAGCCCACATTAAGTACTCCAACTAAAATTGGTACACGCGATAACTGGCATAATTTAGTTAATGTATACGGTGAATTAGTTGATGGTATCAGTCAAGTTAGATTGTTAGCAGACGATGGTGAATCAGAGATTGTAGGCACTGTTACATATCATCCAACAGATGATAGTTTGTTAATTTTTAATGCAGATATTGATACATATCCAGCTAACACATTAGATGCAATTGATGCTATTATCGATCCACGTAAAAATACTGCGGTTGCACTAGCACAAGGTGCAGTTAACGGTACACGTTATTTAATATTAAACTCGATTGGTAGTAGTGCTAACGGTGCACTTGACGGTCCTAGTGCATGGCGTGGTTCTAATAATGTAGATTTAATTGCAGGTGCAAATGATATTATTGAATTCAACGGCACGCACTGGACTGTTGTATTTGACAGTTCGGTTGCAACTGTGTTACAATACGTGAGTAATCTCAATACTGGAACACAATACAAATGGAATCTCAATCAGTGGGTGAAAAGCTTCGAGGGCGAGTACAAAAACGGTCTGTGGACTCTAGTGCTATAGAAGGTGTCGGCACGTTCATTTACTGTGTCGCAACACATCGATATCTTTTTCTATTACGTAATTCAAGTAAGTATTCTGGTACATGGGGATTAGCTGGCGGCAAAATTGACGATGGTGAACAGTTACTTGAATCATTGCATCGAGAGCTTGCAGAAGAATTAGGAGTAGATTTTTCCTCTGCCAGAGTTATACCCATTGAAAAATTCACCAGTGACAAGAATAATTTCTCATATCATACATTTTTACTACCAGTCAATGAAGAATTTGTGCCTGAATTAAATCACGAGCATAGGGGATATTGTTGGGTTGAGCTAGGAGATTACCCTAAACCATTACATCCTGGAGTTTGGCGTACTGTTAATTTCAAAGAAGTTATTGCTAAGATTAAAACACTAGAATCAATTTTATAGATCTACTTCTAACGAAAAGGCTCGCAATGATGCTTGTCTAAAATTTAAACAGCCCGCCCATGTGTCCGACACAGTCATTCTTCCTGTACGCGATACTAAAATGAATTCAACATCATCATAAACATCAAATAACATTTTACGTGTTTTTATCCATCGTTCATCCGATATGTTGCAGTTAACTGGTTGATAACATGCAGTGCCTGCATATACATTATTATTAAATCCATGACCCGATTGGTGATCAAATCCTAACATATATACTCGCTTATGTCCGTCAAATGCCGCAATATATGCTGCTGTGGTGCCTGCGTCCATATATGAATTATACGGAATCATATAAAATTTATTAGGATACTGTAAGGTATGCTCAGCGTCAGTGTATACAATGTGATCCTTGATATAATCACTTTCCGCTAGTTCTTTAATTATTTCATTGCCCGTGGCTATTAGAAAATCAGGGGCAAAATCTCTATATAAGGCGTTACAACCATAACTTTGTAACGTTTTTGCTCCAAGTAATCCACCGTGGTGATTTTTAATCACAGACAGATTTAAATCTAATCTGCTTAACCCATTTCCTAATACAATTGCCTGATTAGATATTTGTATGTTGGTAACAGCGTTTGGCACATTTTCTGTTGTATCGTGCCAAACTCCGTTGATATAATTACGTTCAACTACAATTGATTCTGTAGTATAATCCTTACGATATCGTTTAA